CATATGCTGATGCGACTGGTTGGAAAATCGATAAAACTGTAGGTTCTAGAGTTCAAACAGAATTATTAGTTGCTGTATCTGGTGGTAACAATCTTGCTACTGCTATAGCAGAGGCAACAATTACTTCTGTCTACTTTAAAGACGCATCTTACGATCAAGGTGATACAGGAACAGTTGTTGTTGCATGGAATGAAAGAGTTGATGTTACTAATGGTGCTACATTAGTTGTCACAGGATCTGTTACAGGTTCTGTCACTGCTACAGCAAGTGCTGTAACTGATAGCAACAAAGCAGAATTCACATTCACAGTTCCATCACAAACTGAAGATTTATCAATTGGTGCACAAACAATCAGTGGTACTATCGTAGACGATGGTACATCAACTGTATCAGATAAAGCATTCGTCACTGGTGACAGAGTCGGTGCAACAGGTACAGGAACATATGCTGACATCAGTGTAGCATAATTAATAGGATAGAACAGTATGAAAAAATTTAGACAGTTTATCAACGAAAGCGAAACACTAGGTGCTTTTGATGGTGCATCTGCAGATATGTCACAAGTATCTCCAGGAGCACATTACATTGAAGATGATCAAGTAGTTAACAGAGTTAACTCATGGTTGGGTTCAATGGCTGAGAGAGAGTTTCTAAATGTAGAATCTGCTGTTCATCAACTATACCAAAAGTTGCAAACTATTGGTGTAGATTTCGATCTATTGGCAATCAATGAACAAGACCTTACCACTAGTGGTGAGGTCTCAATGCCAATCACTCAATTTGGTGGTACTTTTGGAAAGACTGGCGAAGAGGGTCCTGAAGAAATCACAGTTGATGATGGGCAAAGAGGTGCTGGAAGATCTCTCAAGATTGCTTGGGAAAGGCACGAACAAACTGGATCATATAAAGTATTTGGTTCATTAGTCTAAAACAGACTAAATATATTTTACATTATGGAATTGTTTGACAAGTTAAACAGCGACAACTTTACATTGTACGCAATCAAATACTACGATAACCCACAATGCGAAAGCATTGATGAGTTCTACGATGATCTACGCAGATTTAGATATCTCAAAAGATTGTTGTATCGTTATCACGAGCAAGGTGAATTAAAAGAGCGATTGCTCTTAAATCATCTCATCGTACTGTTCAATGTATTTGGATTTGATGCTGGTCATCGAATGTTAGAATACAAAATTCCATTAAAGAAGACTAAGTATTGGGGAACAATTAAGACGATGTTATTATATCTTGGATATGTACAGGAAGATTATAAACCTGAAATCCAAATTGACATGACAGTCACAGAACTTTTGAGAAAATTATAATGCCAAGAGTAGTAGACACATTAATAGTTTTTAGAATACTTCGACTTCTAACCACACCATTCAAAAAACAAAAAGCATACGAACTAGGAATCATTGATGATAAAGGCAATCGCATCAAAGAGCGAGAGTTATTATCAACCGAAGATCGTAATGCTTATTCATTTTTACACAGATTAGTCTTTAATCTTAAAAAAATCATAGAGAAGGTGCCATTTGGTAAAACCAGATTAGCATCTTATGCAGTAGCACTCGCATTACTTAAAGAAGATCAAGATCTCAATAGAGATCAGATGGAAGAGTTGTGTGAGAAAATTTATCATCACATCAAGGAAGAGGGATCCCTTACAGCAGAAGAAATTAATGAGGGTATCTATTTGGACGAACTTGTACTTGGTGGCAAATACTACATTCGTAGAAGATTAGAACAAAACGACAAGATCTATGATCACCGCACTCAAGTTAGCATTTTAGAACAGAAAGGTAAAGTGTTTGGTGTATCTGTATATGCAGCATTACACGAATATGGTGACATTGTTTTCATCACAGGGGATGATGTAAAATGAATTGGTTAGAACTACAGACCATGTTTCAGAAAATGAAAGAAGAAGCACCTGTGAACGCAACAGGTGCATCTGTAGTAGGTACAGGTGACGATATAGCAACTTGGCGAAAAAAGAAAAAAAAGAAACATTCTTTAGATGATAAAGATTTTAAACTTTTTACCAGAACCCAGTTTACTGGAGAAGAATACGATAGTATCATAGATGATGAACATAAACTTTTAGAGTTTGACTTGAAGAGAGGATACACGTGTGTTCTAGAAAACAACCAAACAGGTGAGATAAAAGAGATATGTCTAAAATACTTATAGGAGCATTGGCATCGGTTTGCCTTGCATTCTTTTTATACTACAACTACACTTCCAGCAAGATAGAGACCCTAATGGGTGACATAAGTAGGGCAGTTGCAAATGAGACCAAATTTCGCAATGAAATCGCAGATTTGAATGCCAATTTGGAACAAATTAAGGGCAATTTTGAGCAAATGCAGAAGGCAAATTCGGAGTTGACTAAAAAGGCAAGGGATGCTGATAAGCAGATCAAAGACCTCGCTGACAAGTATGCAGGTCATGATATGGACAGACTTACTCTTGGGAAACCTGGACTTATTGAAAAGATTATTAACAAAGGCACAACAGGTGTTTTTAAAGATATTGAAAACCTAACTGACCCAGAACAATATGAAGAAGATAGCAACGATAATAGCAATCCTAACGATTAGTGGTTGCTCAATGCTTGGTGGATATCAACCACAGATATCTGAAGTACAAGTAAACAGGGCAACGATGAACATTCCTTTGTATCATCCACCCATGCCCACAGGTGTGAGTACACAACCAATCAAATGGAAAGTATTAACTCCTGATGTCATGAGAGAGTATTTAGATCTTGTTGATCAAGGTCTAGCACCAGAGTTAGCATACTATGCTCTTTCCCCAGATGACTACAAAAACTTATCTTATAATACTGCTGAAATGAAAGCATACATATTAAAGATAATCTCCATAGTTGAATACTATAGAGATCTAGAAAAAGATCTAGAAAACTAAAACCACCTTTACAACATTCCGATTATAAAGTACAATATCTGTATGACATTATGGTTAGAGAAAAAGTATTTGCGTCTGGTTACTCCCAGATTCAGCAATGCTAAATGGAAGACCGAAGATCTATTAAACCATAGTTGCCCATACTGTGGTGATAGTGAAAAGCATGAACACAAAGCAAGAGGATATCACTTCTTATACAAAGGCAGTTATGTATACAAATGCCACAACTGTGGTATGTCCACTTCATTCAAAGCATTCCTAAAAGAACAAGATTCTATACTCTATAAAGAATTTATCAAAGAGATATATGGTGGTAAGAAGAAACAAAAACTTCCACCCTCTCATGCTTTTAAACCCAAGTTCAAACCCAAGCATCCTTTGTCTAAAGTGTGCGAAAAGGCAGTCAATGTAGAAGAGGCAAAGGAGTATCTTGTCAATAGAAACATACCTGAAGAAGCATGGAAAGACATATGGTTCATTAGAAACGCACAAGAACTAAGTAGTATATGCGATAAGTATCGTGAGAGAATCTTAGGCAATGATGCGAGAATCATCTTGCCTTTCTACTCTCTTGATGGCACACTTATAGGTGTCACAGGTCGAGCCATTGGTGATAGCAATCTTCGTTATCTTACCATGAAGTTTGATGAGAACGAACCTCTTATCTTCAATCTCAATAAGATTGACGCGACTCAACCTATCTATGTCACAGAAGGACCACTAGATAGTTTATTCTTGCCCAATAGTATAGCAGTGGCAGGATCAGATTTTGGTAAACTAGATGAAGGACTTAAAGAACAAGCAATACTCATTTATGACAACGAACCAAGATCTATACAAATTCTAAATAAAATTTCCCAAGTCATTGAAGATGGATGGCGAGTGGTTATTTGGGATGACAAAAGAATAGGAGAACTCAAAGACATCAATGAAATGGTGAATGCTTTGGGTATAGATACAGTAATGGATACGATAGAAAATAATGTCTATCAAGGATTATCAGCAAAATTGAAACTAGGACAATATAAGAGGACATAATGGAAAACATTTCTATTGTAAAAAGAGACGGCACGAAAGAAGAACTCAATCTAGATAAGATTCATAAAATGGTATCAGCAGCATGTAATGGTATTACAGGTGTGTCTGAATCATTGGTTGAAATGAATAGTGGGTTACAATTCTTTGATGGTATAACATCTACAGATATACAAAACATATTGATCAAATCAGCATCCGATCTTATATCTTTAGAAAGTCCAAACTATCAGTATGTTGCTGCCAGATTACTTCTATTCCTTATACGCAAACAAGTCTTTAATACTAAATGGAAAGATCAAGACATCTATCCACCCATTAAAGACATGGTTATCCGAAACAATCAGCAAGGTGTGTATGATGGCAGTTTAATAACATACTACACTGATGAAGAATGGGATAAGATAGATTCTTTTATCAAACATGATAGAGATTTAGAATTTACATATGCTGGTTTACGACAAGTGGTTGATAAGTATCTGGTACAAGATAGATCAACAAACATAGTTTTTGAAACACCACAGTTCATGTACATGTGCATCGCATGTGTACTCTTTCATAACTACCCGAAAGAAACCAGACTCAGTTATATAAAGAGGTATTACGATGCAATTTCAACATTTAAAATCAACATTCCGACACCGATTATGGCAGGTGTGCGAACTCCTCTTAGACAGTTTGCATCATGTGTTCTTGTTGATACTGACGATACTTTGGGTTCTATTTTTAGTTCTGATATGGCTGTGGGTCGTTATGTTGCTCAAAGGGCAGGAATTGGTATCAATGCTGGTAGGATCCGTGGGATCGGTTCGAAAATTCGAGGAGGAGAAGTTCAACATACAGGAGTTATTCCCTTCCTTAAAAAATTTGAAGCAACAGTTCGTTGCTGCACTCAAAATGGAGTACGAGGTGGTTCAGCAACAGTGCATTTCCCTATATGGCATGCTGAAATCGAAGATATCCTCGTTCTCAAAAACAACAAAGGATCTGAAGACAACCGAGTCAGAAAACTCGACTACAGCATCCAACTCAGTAAACTCTTCTACGAAAGATTCTTAAGTGATGGTGAGATAACCTTATTTTCTCCACATGATGTTTCAGGATTGTATGATGCATTTGGTACACCTGAGTTTGACGAGATGTATGAGAAGTACGAAAGAGCAACTTCTATACCCAAAAAGAAAGTAAGTGCTAGAGAATTGATTACAGGTTTGCTTAAAGAAAGAGCAGAGACTGGCAGAATCTATATCATGAACATTGATCATTCTAACAGTCATAGTTCATTCTTAGATAAAATCAACATGTCTAACTTGTGTCAAGAAATTACCTTACCCACATATCCTATAGACCACATTGATGGACAGGGTGAGATTGCTTTATGCATTTTATCTGCTATTAATGTGGGCACACTTAAAGACGATCTATCTGAATTGCCTAATCTGTGTGATTTGGCAGTAAGAGGTCTAGAAGAAGTTATCGATTATCAGCAATATCCAGTTATCGCAGCAGAAAGATCTACTAAGTCTAGAAGAAGTTTAGGAATAGGATACATAGGATTAGCACATTATCTAGCAAGACATAAAGTAAAGTATTCTGATCCAGAAGCACACAAAGTTGTACACGAACTTACAGAAGCATTTCAATACAATCTACTCAAAGCATCTAATGATCTAGCAAGAGAAAGAGGTGCGTGTGATGGGTACGATAGAACTAAATACTCAGAAGGATTACTGCCTATTGATCACTATAAGAAAGAAGTCGATGAATTAGTTAAACCTGAATACAAATGTGATTGGAATGCTTTAAGAAAAGATATTAAAGAACACGGACTAAGACATTCTACACTTACAGCACAGATGCCTAGTGAGTCATCTTCAGTGGTATCTAACGAAACCAATGGTATCGAACCCCCAAGAGATTTCTTATCTGTTAAAAAATCAAAAAAAGGACCTCTCAAGCAAATAGTTCCAGGATATAAAAAGTTGATGTCTTATTACACTTTGTTATGGGACATGCCTGATAATGATGGATACATCAAGGTTGTATCTGTAATGCAGAAGTTCTTTGATCAAGGGATCTCAGGTAATTGGTCATACAACCCTGAGAACTATGAGAACAATGAAGTTCCTATCTCAATGATGGCGACCGACTTACTCAATACATATAAGTATGGATGGAAAACATCTTACTATCAAAACACTTACGATATGAAAACAGACGACAGTGTTGAAGAAGAACAAACACTAAATAAAACTGCGGATCCATTTCAAGTAGAGGATCCTGAGGAATGTGATGCGTGCAATATCTAAAGTATTAGATCACTCAGGAATGTCTGATACTGCTTTATCTTTTAGAACTAATCGATATGTTGTGTTAAAAAACTTTATTCCCGAAGGGATGATTGAGTTTGCAAAACATAGTTGGAGAAGAACTGAAAACTCAGAACAATGGGGTATGGGTGGTGAAGAAGAGAAATCAGTAGTTCCTACACCTCATGGTAGAGAACAAACCGAGTATGTATCTGAGAACATGGCAAATGTTCCTTTTGGTGAGTCAATGCTCATCATGTTGAAGAAACCTTTACAAGAAGCATTAGAATTGTCTTTAGTACCAACATATAGTTTTGGTAGGACTTACTATCGAGATGCTAGACTGTTTGCCCATACAGATCGACCTAGTTGTGAAGTGTCAATGACATTTCCAATAGAATATGAAACTGACGATAAGAAACCATGGTCAATATGGGTACTCGGTGATAAGAACTATGTGGGTATGAATTACCAAGAAGCATGGGAATATGTACAACACAAAAACTTTGAAGAAAGGTTTGCGATGGGTGCCAAAAGAGTATTCTTAGAACCTGGAGATGTATTAGCATATCAAGGATGTAATGCTATACATTGGAGAGATAAGTTAGTAGGAAAATTCTCAAGACATATCTTTGCACACTATGTTGATGCCAATGGACCTCTATATAGAGGGTGTGAATCATTAAGATACGATGGTAGAGAAAGTGTTTATGTTGATCATAACCATTCTACTATAGCAGAAAAAGAAAAATCCATATATGGACAAATGTTACAAGAAAAAGGTGAAGTAGCAATGCGAGCATGTGCAGACATTACAGACCCTTATACAAACGAACCAATTATAGATGAGTATATTTAACAGAAAAAAAGTCAACTTCCTAAAAGAACCGATGTTCTTTGGCGAAGCACTTAATACTCAGAGGTTCGATGAATTCAAATATCCAATCTTTGATAAACTCACGCAAACACAATTAGGATACTTTTGGAGACCAGAAGAAGTATCTTTACAAAAAGATAGAAATGATTATCAGCAACTCAATGATGCGCAAAAGCACATCTTCACTTCTAATCTTAAATACCAAACACTACTGGATAGTGTACAAGGTCGTGGACCAGCGATTGCTCTATTACCTTACACCACTCTTCCAGAATTAGAAGCATGTATTATTGCTTGGGACTTTATGGAAACCATTCATTCTAGATCGTATACATATATGATAAAGAATTTATATCCTAATCCAGGTGATGTATTTGACACTATACTCAACGAAGAAGCAATACTTAAAAGAGCAGAAACTGTAACAAAATCATACGATGACTTTATATCTACCGCACGACGATACGAAGTAGGACACAAGATTGATAAAGAAGAACTCTATACGAAGTTATATCTCGCATTAATAAGTATAAACATTTTAGAAGGTATTCGTTTCTTTGTTTCTTTTGCCTGTACATTTGGATTTGGAGAACTGCGATTAATGGAAGGATCAGCAAAGATTATATCACTGATCGCCAGAGATGAATCACAGCATTTAGCAATATCGCAACACATTATTAAAAACTATCAGAAGTCTGAGAATGACAAAGTGATGTTAAAGGTGATCAAAGATCAGCAAGATACTGTGTATCAAATGTATGAAGAAGCAGTTCAGCAAGAAAAAGAATGGGCAGAATTTTTGTTCCAAAAGGGAAGTATGATAGGACTGAGTGCTTCCCTTCTTGGATCATATGTAGAGTTTATTGCTAACAAGCGATTAAGAGCATTGGGTATGGATGCTATATACAACATACCACAAAACAACAATCCATTACCATGGACACAACATTGGTTATCTAGTAGAGGATTACAAAATGCTCCACAAGAAACCGAGATAGAGTCTTATGTAATGGGTGGTATTAAACAAGATGTAACAAATGAAACTTTTAAAGGATTTAAATTATGAGCAGAGAATATGATAAGGTAGTAAACATTCAAGAAGGACCAATGACTGATGTAGCATTTCCTAATAATGTTGAAGACACAGTAGGTGTTTTACGAAGAGAGATTATCACCACAAGAGTGGTTGATGGTTATCTAACTGAAGAAAAGGTCGTAAGAGACTACACTGCATTTGGTGACTACAATGATGTCACAACGATCAGAAGAATAGTAGAGGTCAAACATGCCTAAAAGCAAAAAAACTGAAACAGTAAAAGAACAAGCAGAAGTTGTAATTTATAGTAAAGACAACTGCCCTTATTGTGTAAGAGCAGAAGATCTAGCAAGATCACAAGGATTTACTATAGAAGTTAAGAAACTTAATGAAGACTTCTCTAGAGAACAACTCTTTGAAGAGTTTCCAGAGGCAAGAACTTTTCCACAGATTATTTTTAAAGGTGAGAAGATCGGTGGTTATGATGCTTTCTTATCTCTTACAAATAAAGCACAAAAAACTTAATGACTTCATTGACAGATACATATACAAGATACATCATTCATTGTGAGGAGTGTGATGCTGATTGTTCTGTTGAACATAATTTAAAACTTCCTTACAGATTACATTTTTGCCCATTTTGTGGCAGCCAATTAAATTTAGATGACGGAATCGACGAGAACGAGAACTTCTACGACGAATGAACATAATTGGTATAGACTATGCCATGGGTTGTCCAGCAATCTGTGGTTTTAAAGGATCCCCTGAAAAGCAATTCCTGTATGAGGATTGTGAATTTCATTACCTGATAGATAAAAAGAACCCACCATACACGACGAATATTCAAGGTGACATCAAACCTGAATACAACTCACAAGAGGAGCGATTTGATTGGATTGCTACATGGACTTTATCACAAATTCTATGTTACGATCCAGATCTAGTCGTGCTAGAGGACTATAGTTTTGGCAGTAAAGGTAGAGTGTTCCACATTGCTGAGAACACTGGTTTACTTAAACACAAACTATTCAAAGCAAACATACCATTTATTGTAGTGGCACCAACTACAGTAAAGAAGTTCGCAACTGGAAAAGGTAATGCGAACAAAGAAAAGATGTATGAGTGCTTTACAGAGCAGACAGGTGTAGACTTACGAAAACAACTAGACACTACAGTAGAGCATCCGATATCTGATATTATTGATGCTTTCTACATAGCAAAATATGGATATACAGAACTTATTAGACAGAGCAAACTGCCTCTGCGAGATGAAGTTGATCAGTCCTAGTGACTCAGAAATAGATTCTTTAATATCAGAAGCGACCAATTCGATGACTCGATTCTATACTGAGTTTGCTCCTGAACCACCCAAAGAACTTAACTTCCAGAAGGATGCTTACTTCTCAACCAATTATATCAATTACAATTTAGAGCAGAATGTTGCTGTACATCCACCAAAACTACACAAAGCAAATGCTGATAAAGTAAATATGCTAGACTCTGAAGTGGTTAAGTCATTCATGAAGAAACACTTTGATATGAATCTAGACTTTGCTTGGTGCGAATATGGTTGGAGAGATCATGTTCTTTGGCATGTAGATTATGCTCCTGATCATCAGAATGAATACACAGACCCACTCATCTTGCCCTTATCTTCAGATTGGACTTTCGCAATCAAAAGTAAGAATGGTTCGACTCACAAACTAAAAGCAACGAAATACAAACCCTTTATATTTGATGCCTCTTTACTCCATTCTGTAGAAAAAGATCATCAACACCCTGCTAAATTTCTATCTCTTAGATTCTTTAGCAACTTCAAAGACATCGCAGAACATATCGCTTCGAACATCTAAAAAAACTTCATAAAAAACTTTACGACACCCTCTACTTTTTAGTATGATTATAATACTAGGAAAACAAATCATATAGGAGTGAAAATGTCAAACTTAGCAAATGAAACAACCCTCGAAAGAATCTTCGACGAGGTCTCAGAAATGAACACTAGAAACATTCTAAGAGAATTAGATGGTGGTGTTAGCAGACCTGGATTGTGTGAATCTTTCGATATGAGAGTAGCAATGACTGATAGAAATAAAGTTATTGATCTACTCGTTAACAAAAGATTTGAAGAATTACCAGATGGACCCTTTTAATAAAAAGGGGTTTACCACACTGGTACTTTTTTAATATGATAAACTTGATGATTGAGAAACTGATAACGAAAACTGCTAGACTGCTATGGGATCGGAATCAATCAAGAATCAAAAGTGAGGTTTCTGGAGTCTTCGGACTAGGGCAAAATGCCACTGTTAACCTCACACCCTTTTTTAATTTTACATAGGAGTGAAAATGAAACAAATTGAAATAACAAAATTAAATCAAGACTACTTTGATAAGACTATCAAAAAGATGAAAGACATTGATAGTGAAATCAATAAAACCAATAAGATGCTACAAGTTGCCTTTGGCATTTACTTGTTTGCAACAGGTTTCTTACTAGCAATCATAATGTTTGACTTAGGAATCATGGTATTATGATCAAGACCATCTACTTAGATATGGATGGAGTCCTAGCAGACTTCAAATCTGGTGTTGAAGAAAGACTAGATACTGTGATAGAGAATGACAAACAAGGTCATGAAACTTATGATGCTCAGAAAGAGAAACTGACTAGTGAGAGATTGTTTAGACATCTCAAACCTTATAAAGATATGTTTGAATTGGTACAGTTCTGCAGATCACTTAAAGATAGTCATGGTATTAGAACTGAGATTCTTACAGCAACAGGATCTATCAATAGAGAGATCGTGGTTAAAGACAAAAGAGAATGGATTGACGAATGGGTTGATCCGAACATGATTGTTAACTGCGTAGAAAAGGGTGGATCTAAAAGAGGTTTTGCCCAACCAGATTATGTGTTGATTGATGACAGAAAGTCAAACATCAAATCTTTTACCGATGTTGGTGGAACAGGAATATTACATATTTCTGGTAATTCACCAAGAACCATAGACAAACTCAAGTCTATGATATCCCCAGAATTTGATCCTTCCCAAGGATCACTCTTTTGAATAAGAGAGAGAAGTCAGTTGCTAGAGAAACCTCTTGGATTGTTTTCTCTGGGACTGTTGTTAATTATCCTTTGCAACTTGCTTGCTTATGGGTTATTATTGACCATTGGGACATAACAAGTGCTTTCTGGATAGGCACATACACTACATTAATGATGACTGTATTCGCTTGGTTGCGAGTATATATTGTGAGAGATTACCATGACAAAAAACAAAGAAGAGCAAAATGATTGTTTGGAATGTGGATATAAATATGATACGAAACTAGAAAACAACCTCTGCGAAGAGTGTGTAACAATTGGAGTAGAATCATCGCATGACGAACAATATCAAGTTGCCTAACTACTGTGTTCTGAGTTATCCCAGAACTTCTAGTGTAGCACTTACACAAACTCTGATGAGACTCTGGGAAACAAGAGAAGGAAA